CGTCATGCGCCCCAAGGTGGAACTTATGTCTCGGAGTGGGCATCGTATCATCACCAAGGTAAAGCACAAGGACTTTGCCCAAGAACGGAAGGCGTGAGTACGTTCTGCCAACAGCGCCAGCCGTCAAGCCCGAAGCGGGCCAACCGGCATAGCGCGTACGTTGTGCGGTTTATTTTGCGGCACAGAAATTGACCAATAGTGTACTTTCGTGAGCATTGGTAAACAGGTTCCGGGGGCCTCTGACCGTTGTGGTGGCGGTTACGCGGACAAGTCAGTTATCCTTTGGCTGGCCTGCCCCGCCCCCTCAAATAACCCTTGCACTCCCCACAGACATGGTGTATATTGGGGACATGCAGATCGACCACAATGCCTGCAATCACTGACACCTGTCTCGTCTCCCGACGAGCGCACAGCCCATACAATCCTTGGTCGGTCTGCATGGGGCAGGTGTCTCTTTTTGTTCGGACAACATATGATCATCATTCGTAACTGGAATGACATCTTTGAAAACGCGCAAAGCAGAAGGTTTGAGAGAACCCATTGGGTGGCCATGCCAAACAAGCGCGGATTTGGATACACGAAGATCCTGAAAGAGAAAAACGGGGAGGCCATGTTTGGCTGTTGGTGCGCAATTGTAGAGCTTGCATCGACCTGCAAACCCCGTGGTGAACTCCAAAGTAACGGGATACCGTACTCTTACTCCGATGTGAGCGCACTCACACTGTACTCTGAAAAGACCGTCAGCGAAACAATAACTTTCTGTTGTAACTCATTGGGGTGGATAGTAGATACAGTAAGTAATACTGAAGTAATACCGAACTCTCACAGCAGTAAACCAACCCCCCCCGTTTCCACTTCTATTCAGTTCAGTTCTATTCTATCTAAAGACATAAAAGAAGAAGATCTATTATCCCCCAAAAATGTTTTCATGTTCTGGTTGCTGCACCCTGACCTGACAACCCACCGCAAGCTCACTAAAGACCAGCAGGCAGCAATCCGCCAATGGAGGGATGACTACTCGGAACAGGAACTGTGCAACGCGGTGCGCAACTACGCTGATGCTCTCGACGACAAAAACAACTTCTACACCTACAAACACACCATTGAGGACTTTTTCAGAAAGGGCACCCTATCTAAGCCGTCCCCCTTTAAGCGCTTTGTACACGCAGAAACGGCCCCGCCAAAAAAGGGCGGCTACATACCGTGAGTATTTTTGCCGACTTGGCGAGTGCGGGACTCTCCGTTATTCCGGTTAAGTCCGACAAGCGCCCGCTTGTGCCGTGGGCTGAATACCAGACCCGCATACCCACACCGGAAGAATTTGCCAAGTGGAAACCCCCCATAGCCATCATTTGCGGGCAGGTATCGGGTGGTTTACAGTGCGTTGACTTCGATGATGGGGGCAGTGCGTTCAAGGAATGGGGCAGCCTGGTCAAGCAATACACTCCGCACCTGACCGACAGGCTTGTGGTTCAAAAAACGCCCAGCGGTGGGTTCCATGTACTCTATCGCTGCCCCGAAAACTGCATTGAAAACAGAAAACTGGCCCAAAAGGGGACAAAGAACAAACCAACGGTACTCATAGAAACACGGGGAGAGGGCGGATACTTCCTTTGCAACCCCTCGCCGGGATACAAAATACTGCGCGGCAAACTGACAGAAATACCAACAATCAGTCTGGAAGACGCCAATAATCTCATGGCGTTCGCTGCATATTTCGACAAAACAGAAGATCTAAAAACATTTCAGGCACCAGAAACAGTATCAATTAGCCGCAATGGCCTCTCCCCGCTTGATGATTATGACCAGAAGAACAACCCCGTTGACCTTTTGCTCAGTCATGGTTGGACTGTTGCCCACCAGAACGGCGACAAGGTGGCCCTGTGCCGCCCCGACAAGAGCGGTGGAATCAGCGCAACGTGGAACCACGTACCCGACAGACTCTACGTGTTCACCACATCCACACAATTCACCGCCAACACGATATACAAGGCCTCGGCTGTATACGCAATTCTCAACCACAACGGCGATTTTGTGGCAGCAGCCAAGCAGCTAAGGCGCGATGGGTACGGTGACGATCAGCCAGAGCTCAAAAATGTTGACTATGACATGTTCCCATCGACCACCACAGTCAAGGCATCCGACTTCAGAGAAAGCATATATAAATTCTATGACGGCACACGGGAGTCTGGAAAGCGCCTTATGCTCCCGCGATTTGATGAATGCCTGAGACTCGAAAAGGGGTATCTAACCATCGTAACCGGTGTGCCAACGCATGGCAAGAGCGAATTTGTGGACTTCTTATCAATTTTGTTGACCAAACGCTTTGGGTGGCGCTTTGTTGTGTTTTCGCCAGAAAACTACCCGGTTGAGATACACTTCAACAAACTGGCCGAGAAATACTGTGCCAAAAACATGTGGGAAGCCCAGAGAAGCGAAGTAGACAGGGCAATAGAGTTCATAGACGCACATTTCGACTTTGTTGATGCAACGGAAGAAGATTTGTGCCTTGACACCATCCTGTCCTCCTGCATGTCTGTACAGCACGAAGTTGATTGCCTGATAATAGACCCGTGGAACGAGATAGAAATGCAGAAGCCGCGAGACATGAACGACAGCGAGTATACCGGGGTTTGCCTGCGCAAACTGAGGAAATTCGCCAGAAAACACGGCGTATGTGTGATACTCGTAGCTCACCCAGCGAAGATGCATCGCCACAAAGATAGCGGGAAGTATCCAATTCCGGGGCTTTATGACATCAGCGGGTCAGCAAATTTCTACAACAAGGCAGATAACGGGATTGTGGTGTACAGAAATTTTGATGACAATACCGTCGAGGTTCACATCAAAAAGGTCAAATACAAGAACTATGGACAGGTTGGAATGGTCAAGTTCAACTACGATGTAAACACGGGGCTTTATTTTGAGACAGACGAAGACACGTCGCTTGGCAGAAACTACAACCCAGACGATTAGCAAACTGTGGGTGTTGCTGACATGCGATCCGTATACAGGGTGCGTGTGCGCTGCAAAGTGGATACTACATCTTGTGGTTGCGCGGCGCAACAACAACAAGTAGATTGGGTAAGAAGCAGATCATAGCACTAGTTGTACGCGCCACCGAACAACCACAGGGGGGGATAAGTGACAGAATCAATTGCATCGGCTCTTGCGGCACCGTTTGAGGTGGACAATGTGCGCTGGAGAATCGGCGGCGGGCCATACTGGAGCGACAATCGGCCCACCTGTATGCTGCTGGCGTACATAGATGCACGGGATGTCATGGAGCGCCTTGACCGTATTGTGGGAGCGTTTAGCTGGCAGACCAAGATGGAAGCCTGCCCAAATGGTATTTTGTGCTCGTTGGGAATACGAATATACACTAACAAGGAAGAATCAGAATCCGCATGGATCTGGAAGACCGACGGGGCGCAGTACACCACGATTGAGGCGTTCAAGGGGGGCTGTTCTGAGGCGCTGCGGCGAGCTGCTGTACACCACGGCATTGGGCGCTACCTGTATGCGCTCGGAGACATTGACGGTTTTGGGTACGTGCGCGGCGTGAAACAGCGGCGTGTCGGTGTGCCAAAGACGAAGGACGACAATGGTGAGTGGTGGTATTTCCCGCCGGACACCCTGATAGACCAAGCAAAACACATTCTCGTGGGAGGTAACGAGTGAACAAGCAGAAGGATAACTCAGGCATCATGTTTCGCAATGCCGACAAGAAGACTGAGAACCAGCCCGACGGTAAGGGCAGAATCAACGTCGGCGGCACCGAATACTGGCTCTCCGGGTGGAAGAAAACCGGGAAGGGTGGCCCGTATTGGAGTTTTGCTGTCGGTGACCCCGTGGAGTCTCAGGATAAGCCCGGTGCAGGAACCGAGAATAGCTGGGAGGGGTGGTAGGTGAAGCTGTGGTGCAATCAATGCTTATGGGGACAAAATGGGCCATGTGTTCGCTGTACCCCAAAAACCCGAGATCGCTGGCTGGCGCTTCCGGGAGAGCAGGCTTGGCGCGAGTGCCTTGACTGCGGGTGGCCATTACGCCCCCATGAGCTTAGATGGTGTCCACAGTGTCTAGAAATGAGAAAATATGGGCGGTTAGTATCTCCAATACGCCCCCACTTAAGAGATAGGTGGAAGGAACGACGATACTATAGAAAACACCGAGACGAGGTGTTGGCCAAGCGGCGAAAGCGGAGAAACATCAAACCCAAGAAAATAACATGCAAAATATGCCGCAGGGGTTTTGTTGTCAGCGATCCGATGCGAATACGGAGAAGAGAGTATTGCGACGAATGCCGTGAGAGAAAAAAGCGGGATGCAACCAACGAATACCGTAGAAAAAACATAAGCAGGATACGCAAGCACCAACGGGAGCACAAGAGAGAGTGGGGTTTGTACCATAAGGATGTGATTAGAAAAAGGGGGCAACAAAGATATCAATCTCGTGGCAAGTACCCCGTTGGATATGAAGGCGTGTGGGAGTTTACGAAAGCCCTCCGAGGCTTGGAAAGAGAGGTCGCAGATGGCTAGAAGGAATTTGGTGGACGAGGCCCACAAGGCCCTTGGTGAGATTGCGGCGGTTCGCAAAGATTTTCACAAGGGGGCATTGGATACCGAGACGGCCAAACAATCAATTGGCTTTTTTAATGCCACGTCTCGCTCTCTAAACGCGGCAATACAGGCCGAAAAGTGGTACAAGAAGAAACAAACTCACGGAAAGTAGAGCGCCAAGGAAATCATGGGTGAATACGAAGACGAGTTAGCTGCACTCACCGAGTCCGCTCCCGCAGATGGGTGTGCGCCAGAACCGCTGCATGTGCGACTACACGTCCCAGAGGATGACGACAAAACCATGTACGGCAGTGGCGAGCCAGAGTTGGCAAAGCGTACACCGCCTCCGCCCCCGAGGAGGGAGACACCGCATGAGTGATATACTGGACAGGGTTAAGGCTGAGTGTGTAGCGTCCGATGACGATTGCTCCGATTGTGTTCTGTACACGCAGAACCGTTGTCCGTGTAGTTCTGCCCCCTGCGAGTGGGACATCCCCGCAATCCGCACTGCCCTTTCCGCTCCCGCCAATGATGGATGCGAGGATCGGCAATGATAACCTTTGAGGCATCGATACCCACGATACAGCGGGGGTTACAGATTTCCGGTGGGGACGGCGCCAGAGTCATCTTCGACATCCCCGAGTCCTCATTGGCGCAGGCGCTGTATCTGGTGCAGGTTCGGGGCCAACCACTGAAGGTGTCCGTGGAGGCTACACAGCGTAGCGCTCACCACGAAGTGGTGCCAGATGTACCCAAACGCCCCGGAGATCGCCAATCCATGTCCCAAAAACTCCGCTCTGAACTATGGTGCGAATTTCTTGCATTAGGCGGGGAAGGTGAGGAGAATTTCAGAGAGCATTACCGCCAAAGGATGGAAAAAATCATATCAATGGTCAACAGTGGCGAACTGTAGGCCACAAGAAGTCCCTGTACTCATGGCTTCCCTGCTTTGGCTGTTCAGGTCTTTGCTTCATGCTTTAGGCCTTTCTAAGCCACGGGTAGACAGAGGGAGAGAGCGCCAGCAAAAGCACTGATTGAGTTTCAGCGGCACACTGGCAAGTCACAAACAGGACATAGCTCACGCAATGGCTAAGAATCAGCAGAATGCACGAACTATTTTTACATCACTTGCAAGCGTTTTGCCACGGTATAGACTATCGGTCGATCACACCGCCGGGGCAGAGCACTAGAACTGACACCCGGCTTCGCACCCATAATATACCACAGAAATTGGATCGCTGCAATGAAAAAGACAAAGAAAACGTATGGTAACTTCTACTTGTCCACAGAGGTAGTGGACAGGCTCAGGGAATACTGCCAGAAGACCGGGCGGGTGATGGGAATATTTGTTGAGAGAGCAATTGAGGAGAAGTTGGAGCGCGAAAATGGATGTTGAGGGCTGTTTTTGGTATCTATTCATCGGCTGGTGGGTGTGTGCTGCCATTGTTGTCAGCGACGATAGCAAAACGCGACACGTCGAGGAAACCCTTGTATTTCCGGTAATGATGTTGGTGTGGCCCGTTGCCCTGTTGTGTGTCTGTCTGGGGTGGTTATACAACAAGGCTACACGAGGAGCGCGAGAATGCTGACTAAGCGCCAGCAGGCAGGCCGCTACGCCCGCAAATCCACCCGCAAGGTGAAAATGCCCGAGGCGGCATTGCAGAAATTCACCGACGATTACCTCGCCGCCAAGGGGCTTTCGTATATACGCCTCCCAGACCGCCTCTGGGGCGTCCTACACCGTGCCCTATCCAAGACATACCCCGGAGTGCTGTGGGGGCTCAGAAAGGCTCTGGGGGGCCTTCCTGACAATACAGTGTTCATCCCCATCAACGACAGGTACAGTCTGGCCCTGCATCTTGAGCTAAAGACGAAATCCGGCCTCCACGGGCAGCAGAAGGTACAGGCACGGGAGCTACCGTGGCAGATTGCACAAACCCCCGAAGATGTGCAGCAAATCGTTGACAGGTTCATCGAAGACGCGGAGGACATGAAATGATGGTTGGCATTGTTGGCTATGGGGATGTGGGCAAGGAAATGGCGGCCTTTTTCAACGACAAGTACGAGGTGGTCGTATATGACCCCAAGCGCGACGAAAGTACCGATTTTTCCATCAACAACGGCAATCACCTCTACGTGGGTGTCCCCAAAGAAGAAATCAACAAGTGCGACCTTGCCGTAATCTGTGTCCCTGAAGACATAGATTGGCTGAAAACACCGCTTGTGCTCGTCGCAGCAGAAGGAGTTTCATAAATGAGTACATTTTACAAGCAGGGTACTTGCGGCGAACTGACCACAGAGACTGCCGAGGGGTTGCGGCTGGTCGAGAAGTGGTATCACGCCTACGATAATGACCTGTTCATCACTTCGGTCCGCGAGGGAACCCACGGAATTGGCAGCCTGCACCCATCAGGAAGGGCATTCGACATTCGCTGGCCCAAAATTGACCACATGGACAGGGCTGAAGTTATCCAAAGACTGGGCAACAAATTGGGCACCGACTTTGACGTGGTGCCCGAAGGAAACCATATCCACATAGAACTCGACAAGGATTAAGGGAACTCACACTCGCCGCGTCCATAGTGCCTTCTCCCAAACAGGCGCAAAATCCGGTACATCAGCCGCCGCCTCCACAAGGACACCCCCAAGTCCTTCATGGCCGCCAGCATCACCCTGTCAGCCAACTTGCGCCCGTTGGGGTCGCTGCCCATCACCCGAGTCACGTAACAAACGTCGTGAATGACAGCAGCAGGCCCGTAGTTAGCCTTTTTGCCATATCCTGTCGGCGGCCCAATCAGTCTCCAAGCAATACGCGGGATTGACGCGAAATCAGTCTTAAACCCGTCTCTGGGAATGATTCTCACACCCTTGTAATTGTAGCCAAACTTCCCATCAGGGTTCTGAACAGTCCACACCCTGCCATCACGCCCCGGCGGCTTCACATCGTAGTGTTCAGGGTAGCCAATCATATGCCAATTCCTATGCCAATGCTGCACTTTGACTGTTTGGGGGTGCTGGCGGTTGCGGGGGGAGCGGGAGCGACAAAATTCCACCCCGTGTTGTCGCCATTGTCTGTGTTCGTACCGTCAGAGGCGTCAATAGCCGCACCCGAGTTGTTGCTGTCTGCCACCGCCATGTTGGATACGACCATACCAGCAGGGGCCGACATGTTCCAATCAGTGCCAGCGCTACCCTGTAGTGTCGCCCCGTCCCAGTCACCCGCTGTGTATGACCCAATGGTCAGTACAGAGGGGGCGGCGACAATAGTGTAGGTTTCCCCGGCAGACAGTATCAGTCGCGCAATGCTCAGAGACGACAGAAGGGCGAGTGATGCTGTTGATAACATGGTAAGCGTGCCGGTAATATCGCTATTGTCAAGTGTCACACTCGCACCAGAACAATTGATGTCACCGTTCAGCACAGAATTTGCTGTCCTATTGGAAAAAGACGCACATGTTAATGTCTGCCCGTTTAGATCCAGCCCCCCGCTATTATAGGTGACGTTCCCAATTCCAATTACGGTACAGTCATCAACAAGAGACATATTGGCACCACCGCCGCTGTAGAAAAACGGCATAGAGTTGCCGTTAGTGGTCAACGTCGATGCCAGGGTTGGTTTTAGTTCAAATTGTGCAGTGCCGTGTCCGGTAAGCGTACACCCTGTCCCCAAGTAGACGTTCCCAGTACACCTCATTGTCTTACTGTTGAGGTCGAATGTTCCGGTATATGTGTCGGCAATCGTAAACGACCCCAAATAGGCACCAGCCGCAACATCGTTGGTGCAGTCGGCCACGCTTGTGTTGTCGAACAACACGTCCTCACCGGCCTGCGGGGCATGGCCGAGGCTCCAGTTGCCCCCTGCGCTCCAGTTGCCCGCTCCCGCCGCGCTCCATACATTGACTGCCATTTATTTTGACTCCTTTTTCTGCAACACCTGCTCCAGTTCAACAATCTTCTGATTGCACTCCCGTATCATGTTCTGGGCTTGTGCAATGTTGTTCCTCAACTGCTCCCGTTTTTTGAAAACCTCACACTGCTCAATCAGTAGCTCTTCGCGGGTGCGGATGTCTTCTTCAGCCACATTATCCTCCTATGTGTTCCAGTTTCACATCACAGTCCACATACACCTTAAACCCGTTGCGGCGAGCATTCATGCAAAACCCTATGTCCTCTGGCGTCTGATCGTCTCCCACAAACTCGTGCCGAAACCACGGCTTCGGACACGTATCAAAAACGCTCTGATGCACCAACAAAAAACCAGCCCCCACCCAATCAACAGAATGAATGCCCGTGCTGTTCTGTGACACATGCCCCCTGTCGTTTACCGCAGCGCAATAGTGCTCCGCTCCCCTCTGTATGTAGGCACCACCGACTATTGACCGCTTCCTGTTGAGAAGCTGTCGTATGGCCCTCCGGGGATCGGCAGGCACAATGTCAGCATCCCAGAACAGATACCACTCTGCACCTCCAACCAGGTTATTCCTGTTCCTCCAGATGTGCGGCCCCGTACACGTTTCCCATCGCAACCCCGTTCGTTTCACCGCCCGTCGCATACGGGGGTGTGCCTTCTTGTACAGAGGTGTGCATATCTTAAGCATCGTCAAACAAGGGGACGCGGTACACGGTTCCATTCAATTCTACCCGTACAGATGCGGTGCTATTGGTGGTTGCCGTAGGACATGACCCCGTGTCGCTTCCCACGAAATCTATAAAGCCCTCCGACTCGTCATCCTGATCCAGCGACAGGCACGACTCGCCCGAAGCATCGTCCTGCACGATGGTCAACTTTGCCGCCAGCCCCGTATTGGTAGACACGCAGAGCTTGTCGTTGCCCCCGTCGGAGAACAGCATGTGGGTATCACCATTTGTTTCTACACGAAAATCTATGTCTTTGCTGTCCTCGTTTATGGTAATGAAGTTTCCAGCAATACGCAAAACCTCCTCGGCACCCACACCCGTAGACTCGTAGAATATCTGTGAACCATAGAAACTATGAATGCCCGACAGGTGCCACTGATAGTGCAAAGTTCCACCCGTGCCGCCAACCCGGTGTTCAACCACTGTGTTGGTGTAGTCCAAAAACATTGTGGCCGCATCATTGTCACTGGCAGCGCCGAAGACAAGTCCGGAATAATTGGCATCCGGCGCAAGCACACTAATCAGGGCGGTGGTATCATCCTCCACCGCAAGAACGGTGTTCGCAACAGCAGCAACTGCTCCCGCCGACCCACCATACACATGCAGCAGAGTGTCGGGGTTTACATCGCCGATGGCCGTATTCAGCAGGAACTTTATGGTAGTATCATCCAACTCCACCCGCTTGGTGCCTGTGCGCGTGGTGGTGTCGGCAGCAGTCCACATGCGGATAGTTGTTGCGGCGTTAGCATTCGCATCACCGCCACCAATGTTAATGATGTTCTCAGGGGAGGGTGATGCCGACTCGCTGGCAGACCCGGACGCAGATTCTGAGGCCGATTCGCTGGCCGATTCCGAAGCCGACCCAGAGCCGCCGGAGGCCGAAGCCGATTCTGAAGCCGACCCACTGGCCGATCCAGAAGCCGAGCCGCTGGCACTGCCGCTGGCCGACCCGCTGGCACTCCCCGATGCGCTGCCGCTGGCGCTGCCTGACGCGCTGCCACTAGCGCTGCCAGAGGCAGACCCGCTTGCACTGCCACTAGCGCTGCCCGAAGCCGAACCCGAAGCGCTGCCCGACGAGCTGCCGTAGTCTGCCTCCGCCGCACCGGTGGAATAGCCACCATCGTTATTCGGGCGTGCCCTACCACGAATACCAGCGGTGTTGTCGCCCAAAATGGTACTGTTTCCAGCGCCATTGAGAGCACCTGTCGGGTCAATGTCGAGGAAGCTGGCGTTCGTGTCATCGGTGGAGACGAAATCATCTGCGGCGGTCTGGTTGGTCAGGTTGTCGCTGCCGTCGCTCCAGCTGACATCCGCGCCCGTGCCGTCGCTGTCTGCGTTGTTGTAGCCATTGGCGTTCGGGATCTGTGAGAAGTCTGTTCCGTTGTCATAGACCGCGTTATTTCTGTAGGTTCCGCCGTTGTTCGCAACTGCGAATCCCGGCCCCGAGCAGTGATAGATCGTGTTGTTCTCGTAGACAGACGAGGCATTGCCGTCGGAGGAGTCGAGCGCGTGTCCGTTTGTGGCATCCCATATGACATTGTTCAGGAAATACCACACCGGCGTCGGATCGGCGGAACGGAAACCAATGCCGTCCTGACTGTTTCCGTCGTACATGCACTTGTAGACTTCGAGGTTAAAAGCCGTCCCCACGGCCGCCGTGACAATCGCACTCTGAATGGTGCTCGTTCCATTGGTCGTCCGCTTCCAGTACAGGCCCTCCACGCGAGTTGTGCCACTGCCCTCTTGCTGGAAGCTGAAGCAGTGAAGGCCATGGGCAATCGAGATGAGATTTCCAGACGTAGAGTCGCCAGCGGGCGGCGTATCGTTTATCAGTGTCAGGGTGTGATTATTGAGGGACTCGGTGATGGTTCCGGTGGCACTGTTGTTTACCGCTGTTTCTTGTGTTCCGCTCAAGTCACCCGTGAGATTGCCCAGATCGGAACAGAACTCCTCCCAGGTGCTGTAGTCCTGTGCGCCAGATCCGATTGTGTAATCTCCGGTGGTGATTGCCATGACGTCACGAGCCGTCGGGGCAATGAGGGTGCTGCTCTTGAACAGGCTCTCACCGAGGCTCGTCGCGTCCACTATCTGGATGGCGTCTTTGCTCGCCATCTTGTCGGTCAGATCCGACATGGACAGAGCAGCCTTCACCGTGTCCACGTCTATCGACAACTGCCGCGCCCGGTAGTCCTCGACCTTAAACGTGTCCTCTATGGTGTCGTGGGTGGCTTGGCACCCCTGCACCAGCATGTCCCGCAGATCCCGCTTCACCCGCAGAATCAAAAAGCACTTCTGCATCCACGCCGAGTGCTTCACCGGGTACACGTCCGGGTCTATCCAGTCCACAAGCATCCGGTCCCACATCCCCAGATGCTCTTTGCCCGGCGCAGTCTCCTGCGTCCCCCGTTTGAATGTTGCAAATAGATAGTCGGTTGCCATTATTTCACCCAGAAAAAGCTAGATTCCTTCTCGTCGGTCACAAACCACTCGCGCACATCGTGCATCCGAGTGTACAAGTCCACCGCATCCACCACGCCCGCGTTGCGGAACCGATAGTAGTCATGCCCCGCAATCACACCGCCGGGGCGCACCTTCCGGCCCCACGCTATCAAGTCTTCCATCACCCAGTCAAACCGATGGTCAGCATCGACGTACACGTAGTCCAAAGACTCGTCCTCTATCTCTGCCGCCGCCTCAACGCTTGGCTTCTCTATGTACCGCACACCATACGGCTTCAGCCTCTCCCGGCACGCCTCAAGGTTCTTCCTGCCGTAGTCCTTGTCGAAGTGGTAATACTCGTCCCAGATGTCCACGCAGATATGCTCCCCACGAACAGCTTGGCATATCAGTTCCGAGTACGCACCATCCCGCACCCCCACCTCCGCACCCCGCTTGCCAGCCATTGCAAACATCTTCGGCAGCCAGTCGCGCTTCAGTTTCGGGCACCGTATGGGAGACACCTGTGGCAGCAGCCGCTCAAATTTCTCGTGCAGCACAATGTGCAAATCATCCGTCGAGTACCCCACAACAGAACAGAAGTGTGGCGGACGGCCCCACCCCGGAAGGTCGCGAACCGTGCCGCCCTCACCCTGCATGTACCGCAGTTTCTTCCGCCCCTTGAGGGTCAGGTTGGCCCCGTGCAGGACGTCCACGTTCGGGCGGTTCGATGAGAACGTAACCGTCTTCAGCGCAGTCCGCTCCTGCCATGCGGAAAAGCTTTCGGTAATGTCCTCTGGCGCCACCGCCAGCCGCTCCTCGGCGTGCTGTATCAAGTCCTCGCGCCATGCCACACATTGAGACAACGCCACCTTCCCACGCGCCTTCTCAAATTTGGCATGTCCCCGTGTGTAGTAGTAGCGGTTCTCGTTGAAATACAGCGTCCCCCGCTCCGGCGGCAGAAACGCGAAGTGTGACGGGTGGTAGAACACATCGTGTTCAGCCAGATACACGATGCTTCCCGGCGGGGTTGCCTTCACGCCTGCCAGCATGGCCTCGTAGACGCTCTTGTATATGCGCGGCTGTTCACCCACACACACGTTCTTGCCAAACCCCAGCGGCTCCTGAGACACGCTCACAATCGGTATCGGCCCACACACCTTCTTCAAGCGTTTCCGCACGGCTGCCGCCAGGTGTTCCACAAGCTGCGAATCCGTGTAGTACACTATCACCCTCGGAGACTCAAAGCAGTCCACCAGATATGCCTCCCACCCCGGCGGCTCAAACTTCTGTATCAGCCACCTGAAAGGCCGCGTCTGATTCGTGAAAGCATCGTCCTTGAAGTAGTAGTTATTCCATGTGTACTTGTGGGCCCTATGAACGTCCCTGCCCG